TTACTTATCACCTTTGTGCTTTGTTTTATCAGCGAGGATGTATCGTTCTCCTGGATTTTGGGTCGGAGGTAGGGGTTTATCTTTAGTTGAGGTTACCTCTCGTCCTTTGTCTCCTCCTCTAGGACCGACTACTTTGTATTGTCCCGATTCAGGTGCTGGTTGTCCGGGTTTAAGTTTATCTGGCATATTGACTCACCTCCTTTATTTTACAAATTTCAACATGATTGAGATTTATCCTCTACGAAAAAAACGACTGTACTCTAATTAGCGGACAGTCACCGTATAAAAGCCTTATGTATCAAGGCTTCAAAGCCCACTGTACTCTAATTAGAGGATAGTCGCGACTGTACTCTAATCCGCGGACAGTTCTGTACTCTACGTAGAGGACAGTACTGTACTCTAATCCGCGGACAGTCAAACTTTTTCCTTCATTAGAGCGCGATGCCTAAAGAAAAGATTAAAGAAAAGATTAAAGAAATATACTCGCGACACTGTCACTCGTAGTAGAGTGATTTTTTTATTTGATAGAGGAGTGGGAGGAATGAGGCGCTATGAATAATCCGGTAGAGCAGATTGTAAGTCATCTTGAAGAAATCAATCTGAGCATCAAAGAGGTATCGAACACAGGTAATGGTATCGAAGATGAAAAGATGTTCTGTACGTTAATGCAGGCTAAGTCGACCGCGCTATTGGCATTGGTACAAGCAGAAGCCAATGCCATGAGAAGCAGTCCATTGGTGTACAGCTTCGGACCTGATGTGAAGGTGGAGAGGATATAGCATGAACAAATCCATACTACTCTTTTTGCTACTGGTGCTGATCCTATCGGGGTGTGGAACAAGTAGAGAGTTTCTTGTCGTGAAGTACAACGATCAAGGCAAGGCGATTACCAGCTATCACGTCAAAGGATTCCAGCCTACCAAGAATGAGGATGGCGTATCGTTCTTTATGACTCATGGACGCGATCAACAGTTCATTCAAATGAGTGGCAATGTGGACGTCATCGAAGTAACAGGAACTGATGTGAAGGAGGTCATGTCTAAGGCGGGCATTGATTCTAAGACTCAAGACGCTGTTAACTAATCACGATTTAAACAACGTTTAAGGCGAGGGTATATACGAGTACCCAGCAACTGCAAAGCACTCATTCTGTTGATTCACGGGTCCTCCTAGAGACCTAAAAGCCTGCGGGTGCGCGTGAGCCCGAAATTGCGCTAGATTTTTTTGAAAAAATTTACTTTCGCTTTTGCTTAACCCGATCACCTGAGATGACATTTTTTAATTTTGACTTCATCTGATGACCTGAAAATCGGTACCACTAAAATACATGCTTAAAAAGAAAGTGAGGTGGGAAAATTGGCGAGACCAAAGGCGAAACCAGAGAAGTTACAAGATAAAGAAATACTGACGTCAGAATTGGCGGCGATTGTAGGGAAGACTCCCCAATGGATACGCCAATTAACGAGAGAAAAAGTACTGAAACAGGTAAGCAGAGGCAAGTACAGTCTGGGGGAAGCAATTCAGGCGTACTGTGAGCATGTTTCCGGCGGAAAAGAAGAAGAGCAGAGGCCGCGTCTGATCGATTTTAAAACTCAGCATGAGAAGACAAAGGCTGAGAAAGCTGAGTTGGAGCTGGAGCAAATGAAAGGAAACCTCCACGCAGCTGCGGACGTTGAGCGGTTGCTGTCTGATCTTATCCTGACAACAAAGTCAAGGCTGCTTGGGGTTCCGAGCCGAATTGCAACAGAGTGTGAAAACGAATCGGCCGAGGTTGTAGAGGCGATCGTCCAGCGGGAGATTGAAACCGCGCTGTCTGCTATGGCGAAGTATACCCCAGATAAGATTGGGGGCGAAATAGATCATGGTAGTCCACAAGACGATTGACCTATTTGTCCGGGCAAATAAGCAATGGGAGCCGAAAAGGCGGCTTACCGTCTCCGAATGGGCTGACATGAATCGTGTTTTGACCACAGAAAGCAGCGCAGAGGCAGGCCCATGGCGGACCGACCGGGCGCCTTACCAGCGTGAAATCATGGACTCAATTGAGAACTGGGAAGAAGTCGCGATTATGGCATCTGCCCAGGTCGGAAAAACGGAATTCCTTTTGAACGTAACAGGATCGTACATCGATCAAGAGCCATGCCCGATCATGCACGTTTTGCCCAATGAAGATTTGATCCAGGCATACTCAAAAAAAAGGCTTACACCTATGATTAACAGCAGCGATGTGCTACGTAATAAGATCGGGGTTGCTAAATCCCGAGACAGCAGTAACACGATTGAAGAAAAGTCATTCCCTGGCGGGTATGTAACGATCGTAGGGGCGAACGCCCCAGCTGGATTGTCATCCAGACCTGTACAAATTGTCCTATGTGACGAAGTGGACAGGTTTCCCATATCGTCAGGTAAAGAGGGCGATCCCATCTCTCTTGCCATTGCCCGTACCAAAACATTCCGCCACAAGCGCAGGCATCTTTTTGTTTCAACTCCGGTTGAAAAAGAAACCTCACGGATCTATCAACTGTATGAGGATAGCACAATGGAGCAGTGGTGTTTACCGTGTCCCCACTGCGGGGAGCTGCAACCACTACGGTTTAAGAACGGGATCGTCTACGAGCACTATGTTTCAGAGAGTGGAGAGATTGTCGTCACAAAAGCCGATCACCGTTGCGCATACTGTGGAATGCTTGGCTCAGAGAAGGAATGGAAACGTGGCGAGGGAAAGTGGATACCCCGTAAACAACATTCGAGCCGACGTGGTTTTCATATCAATCAGCTTTCCAGCCCGTGGTCAGATTGGCGCGAGGTTGCGAAGGCTTTTTTGGTTGCAAAAAGAGAGGGCATCGACAAGCTGAAAGTTTTTGTCAACACAGTATTGGGTGAACCGTGGGAAACCAAGGAGAAAGGTGTGAACGAAAAGACTCTGGCGGCTCGTCGAGAAACATATGCCTACGATGTACCAGCCGAAGTGAAGGTAATCACAGCGGCAGTCGATACCCAAGACGACCGTTTTGAGATAGAAGTCAGGGGCTGGGGGGCTGGAAAAGAATCATGGGGGATCGAATATCACCGCATTTACGGTAATTTGGATAAGCCAGAAATCTGGAAGCAACTTGACGAGTTTCTCTGTCGTTCATGGCTTGGGGAAAACGGAAGAGAATACCGAATTATCGGCGCTTGTATTGACTCAGGTGGGCACTTCACGAAAGAGGTTTATGAGTTCACACGAGCGCGCAATTACAGGCACATTTACGCCATTAAAGGGCAAGGTATCAGCCCGAAAACAGCCAAACAAGTTCCATTCATCTACAAAAAATCCAAAACTCAACTCGAAGGAGCTGTACTCTGGATGCTTGGCGTAGATGACGGCAAGGTTAAAGTGTTCGACAGTCTCAACGTTCAGGAGCCAGGACCACTTTACTGTCACTTTCCAGGCGAGGACAAGGGTTACACCGAAGAGTATTTCCTTGGCCTAACTGCTGAAGCTCCTGTTTATCAGACTATTGGGGGAAGGAAGTACAAGACATGGAAGAAAATCCGTGATCGAAATGAGCCTTTTGACCTTGCCGTATACAACCGGGCAGTGATCGAAATACTGCGCCCGAATCTATCGCTACCAATTGAGCGCCAGCCGAATGGTCCGAAGGTGACGCCTGGTGGAACTGTGGTAGGTAAGAAACGCCGAAAACAAGGCGTTTCGAGTAGCATCTAGCTCATTAGAAGGGAGGTGAAAGGATAATGCCGAGAATGACGCTTGAAGAAGCGAGAGCCATGTACAAACTGTGGTCGGATGCGGAAAGAGCACTTGCATCTTCGCAGTCCTATACGTTTGCTGGGAAATCATTGACCAGATCTGATATGAGTACAGTGCTGGAGCGGAAAAAATACTATGGGCGCATTTGCGACGAACTGGAGACAGGTCGCCGACGTTCAAAAGTGCGCAGCATTACTCCGTTTGACCTATGAACAAACTAGATCGTGCTATCGGGATGGTATTTCCGGAATGGGCAGAGCGTAGAGCAGCTGCACGAACAGAGGCAGCCAGGCATGAAGCAGTTCAAAACCTGCTTTCTAGTTATGGAAAAGGTTACGGCAGGCACGGTGCCAGTCAAACAAAGAAATCCATGGTCATGTGGCAAACGGATGTAGGTGATGCCGATGTGGATATCCACGATAATCTTGAACGCTTGCGTGCGCGGGCGCGAGATTTGCACATGGGCTCAGACATCGTAGCTGCTGCGCACAAAGGACTGCGCACAAATATAGTTGGTACAGGACTTAGGCTGAAGCCTGCATTTGACTCAAAGTATCTCAAACTTAGCAAGAAGGATGAAGAGAGGCTGCGAGACAGCATCTACAGGGAGTGGTCGATGTGGGCCGAAACAACCAGATGTGATGCCGCGGGACTCAATGATTTCTATGAGTTGCAGTCGCTCGCATTTTTGTCAACGCTCATGAGTGGTGATGTTTTTGCCTTAATGCCCATGCTGCCACGCAAACATTCTGTTTATGATTTACGAATCAACCTCATTGAAGCAGATCGCTGCGACACGCCGGAGCCTAAGGCTCTTCTTAACCCTGAACGAATTCAGTCCGGGGTGGAGGTTGATGCTGATGGAATGGTGGTAGCCTATCATTTTTCCAACAGGCACCCCGGAAGCGACCGAGTAGCTGTATCACCGCATGAATGGGTGAGGGTTGAGAAGTACGGAGAACTCACCGGACGACTTAATGTCATCCACTTATTTGAGGCTGAGAGGCCGGGGCAGCGCCGGGGGATACCTATTATTTCTCCAATCATTGAATCCCTCAAGCAACTTGACCAATATACCGAAGCTGAGTTGATGGCAGCTGTTATCGCAGCCATGTACACCGTTTTTGTCAAATCGCCTGCCGAAGATGACGACTATATGCACGGGATGGAGGAACCTGAAACTGACAACCAGTACCAGGAACCAATTCCAGGAACGGGTGGTAGCAACGTCAAGATGGGGCGCGGGGCAATTGTCTACCTTGACCCGGGAGAGGAAGTCCAGTTTGCGAATCCTACACGACCAAATCCTGACTATGTGGGATTCGTAAATGCACTGCTCCGGCAGATTGCTGCGGCACTGGAACTACCCTTTGAGATTTTGACCAAACAGTTCACGTCTTCGTACTCCGCAAGTCGTGGAGCTCTGTTAGAGGCGTGGAAGATGTACAAAATGCGTAGGTCTTGGCTTGCTAAGTCATTTTGCCAGCCTATCTACGAAGAGTGGTTTGTTGAGGCAGTCACGAAAGGACGCATTGACGCGCCGGGTATCTTTGATGATCCGGCTATTTTTCATGCCTACACGCGTGCGGAATGGCATGGACCAAGCCAAGGTTTGCTCGACCCAACGAAAGAAGTTGACGCTGCGGTTACACGCATCGAAAACAACTTCTCGACGGCCGAGCGCGAAACAGCCGAGTTAACAGGTGGATCGTGGGAACAAAACATTGAGCAGCGAGCATATGAAAAAACACGCCTGGCGGATTTAGGTCTTTCAAGTAATACCAGCGTGACGCCACAACAACGGGATAACGGAAATTTGGAAGATGATTCAGAAGATGATTCGGAAGGAGGTGAAAAAGAAAATGCCAAAAAAAATTAAGCTGAACGGCCCAGTCATCGGGGATGGAAGCACTTGGTTATATGATTGGTTAAATATGCCTTATATCAGTGCTTCAAAGATATCAAAAGAGTTGGATGAAGCGCGTGGTGATGATGTCGAGCTTTATATCAATTCGGGCGGAGGTTCGGTATTCGCTGGATCTGAAGGTTATACCATCCTGAAAGAGTACCCTGGAAAGGTCACGGCTAAAATCACAGGTGTAGCAGCGAGTGCTGCCTCATTCCTGGCAATGTCTGCTGATGAGATTATGATGTCGCCGACTGCGCAAATGATGATTCACAATGCTGCAACGTGGACGGATGGGGACAAGAATACTCATTCCAGCAACACGAACATGCTTCACGGTACGGACGTTGCAATCACCAATGCATACCGATTGAAGACAGGGAGAAGCATGGATGAATTGCTTGACCTGATGAACAAAACAACATGGATGAACGCACAGCAGGCGGTTGAGTTGGGGTTTGCTGACGGTATTCTGTTCGATGAGGAAAACTCTCTTGTCTCCGTATCGAACAGTATTAGTGGAGAAATTCCGCCGCAAGTTGTTGATAAACTCCGTGATGTTCTGATCGGGTCGATGATCAAAGGCAAAATGACGACAAAGACAATGGCTGGAGGCGGCAGCAATGCCATTCCCTTTGAAGGGATGGACTTGTCAGCTATCTTGCAGCAAGGTGGGATTTTAAACTCACTCGAGCTGGACAACATCCCGGCTGACCAATGTAATACAAAGGAGGAACCAGAAACCATGGATTTTAAAGAATTGAAAGAAAAACACCCCAACCTGGTCAACGAAATTATGACACAGGCTATTACTGCTGAACGCAGCCGAATCTCTGCGCTAAATGAATTGGCCGATGCTCCTGGAGCTGCACCGTTTATAAAAGATGCTATCGCAAACGGAGAGACTGCTGGCGATGTGGCAATGAAAATTATTAAGGCTTCAGCTGAACGCGTAAAGCAAGAAGGCGAAAACCGACAAACAGACGCTGAGAATAGCAAAGTGACAGAAGTTGTCTCGCAGCCACCAGCAAATCAGGAGACGAATGAGGCCGCAGATGAAGCTGCTGCAATTGAGAACATGGTTCAGTACGCAACAGAACTGATCAATAAAAAAGGAGGTCGCCAATAATGCCAACATACGAAAGTGTTAAATTTGATGATTTGTTCGCTGGTGGAGTTAAGCCACCAACAGCAATTGCTGTCGTTGTCAAAGCCGGTTCCGGGGTAATTACTCGAGGTATGGTACTTGGAAAGACCACTCAACTAGGTGAGTCCGATCTTTACGCAGGTACACCTATCATGGTTCCTGTGGATTCTACCAAAACAGACGGTTCAGAGGAACCATATGCAATCTTGGCTGACGTCGAAGTAGACGCTACGTCCAAAGATGTGCGCGCTGTGGCTTACACAGATGGAGAATTCAATCGCGCGGCGCTCAAGTTTGGCGGCGCTGATACCATTGCGACGCATGAAACAGCGCTGCGTAAGATCGGCATTATTACAAAACGAGTTGTAAAATAAGGAGGACCTACACAATGGCAAGAGATATTTACTCGTTCCCCTACTTGTTCCGCGTGGTTGAGGCATTCCCAAAACCAAGCACGTACATTCTTGATCAATTCTTTACAGAAGGAGAAATTTTCGAAAAAGAAGAGATCGAAATCCAAACCAAAAAAGGACACAAACCTATTGCTCCCTATGTAAACGAGTTGTTGCCGGGAAAAGTTATTTTGCGGACTGGATTTACCGCCAAGCAATACAAACCAGCGCTGGTAAAACCGATGCGAATCATTACAACGAATGACGTGAAGGTACGACAAGCTGGTGAGAGCCTGTACAACCCTGAAAGTCCAGACGTCCGGGCACAAAAGCTACTGACGAAAGACTTGGTTGAGCTCAATGACTCAATCGTACAGCGTATGGTAGAAATGGGTTCAAGCCTGATGTTCACTGGAAAGGTTGTTCAAATCGGTGAGGGAGTCAGTCAAGAATTGGACTATGACTTTGAAAACACCTATACCTTGTCTGGTACCGACCTTTTTTCTAACGATGCAGCGGACATTCTGGATACACTCGCAAATATCAAGCGGGATGTTATGCAAAAAAGCGGACGAACGCCACGTAAAATCCTCACTACTTACGAAGTGGGCAAACGAATCATGTCCCACCCTAAAGTGTTGGAGCTTGCAAAGATCAACAATAGCGCTGTTATTATGGCTGGAAATCTCAATCAAGAACTATTGCCGGACGGCGTGACATATCACGGATACCTGCAGCAAGTTGATTTGCATATTTACAGCCTGATTGCTAGCTATACAAACGACAATGGAATTGAAACCGATGTTGTTCCTGCGGGAACTTTGGCGATGCTACCTGATGGAAAGCCATTTGAGTTTGCATACGGTGCCAATCTGATCATGGGTGACAACGGGGCATTCCAGTATGTCAAGGCCCGCATCACGCCGCAGTCTTGGACCACAAAAGAGCCAGCTGCACGCTATCTGCAAATGCTCTCAAGGCCGTTCCCGATTCCTGCAGATGTGAACGGGTGGGCTGTAGCAAAGGTGCTATAAAAGGAGGCATACAGTAATGGCATTCATCGTTACAAAGGGTACAGTACGCCATAACGGCAAGGATTACAAAATGGGCGAAGAATTGCCCACTCTAAAAAAAGAAGAGGCTGAACGACTGGTTGGACTCGAAGTGATCGAAGCGACGGAAAAGACACCACGAAGCAAAGACAAAACTCCATCTGAGTAGAGGGGATAAATATGAATTTCAAGGATCAGCTAGCGATTGACGCGGCTGTTTTTTTTAACCCCAATGAGTTCGGTGAGACACATCTCATCGAAAACAGGCAGATGGTCATTGTTATCGACAACCATGAATTACTTCATCGTAAAGCGAATACTGCTAACCCGGACGATGGAATCCATGACGCAGAAATCCTGTTCTACGCCAAACGCGAGGATTTCCCTCAGCGCCCTGCAGTTGATAGCTGGCTTATCATGGATGGGAAACAGTACCGGGTTGCAGTCGTCCAAGAAGACGATGTTTCCTATACCATTGCATTGCGAGCGAACGGTTCATGATAACGCTGGATGCTAGCAAGCTGCAGGAAGTAGAACAGAGGCTTGGTGAGTACCGAAAAAAAACACCAGTCGTCCTCTATCGTGCAATCAATCGAGCTGCGGATAACTTGAAAACGAACGCTGCCAAAGAGGTACGTAATTCGTACATCATTAAGGCAAGCGAAGTAAAGAGTACATTCAGCATCAGCAGAGCAACCAGCAAACGGATAGCGGCTTCTGTTACGTCTCGTGGCAATGCTTTGGGGTTGGAAAAGTTTAAAGTGAGCCCCAAGCAACCGAGACCAGAAAGGCCACCGAAAAGCCTCAAAGTTCAAGTCAGAAAA